GTTAGTTGACAGATTAAATCTTAAATTTGGCCACAAATCAGTGTGTGTAAAAATCTGTTCAGTTTCAAATAATTCTCTGTACATTTCTGAACTAAAAATCTCACCGCTTCCATCCATACCAATTATTTTATGTTCATTATGTGGCTCACTAAACATTGAATTAAAAACTTTACGGGCCACAAGCAACCCGCTATTTTTATTATCATTATCTAATTGAGTTATTTTACTAGATCTGCAAGACGGACATTCTAAATTACAACTGTGATCAATGACCAAATGCACATGCGATGGGGTCTGTTTAATTGACTTGAATAATTTAGACTGATTTCTATCAGTTTTCTCCAACAAGCCACCAGTTCGCCAATTTTGTATATTAGGACAAGTTTCAGAATTACAGTATGTGTAACTTCCATCCAGTATAGTGTTTCGTATAGTATCTGCTTTTTTGCCTAGCCAAATATCGTGTAGATCCTCCGTTAATACATTACCAATTTCAGCAGGATTCCACTGAGGGCAACATATGTTTACAGTGCCGTGTCTTCTTACTTCAGCATATGTGAATGGCATATGACATAGTAATTTCTCACTGGGGAATTCAACATGTGGCCTAAAGTGCTTGTGATAAGACAGTTGGCCAAATTTACTGTCATGTAGTATAATTCGTTCACTTCTGCTTGTCATATTAGTTTCCCATACTCCCGATCCATGCTATTTCTTCTTGGCTATATGGCAAGATTTGTTTATTTTTCCCGTGTAATAAATCAATAGTTATATTTGATGTTATTTCTTTACAGTCGGCATACAGTGTCTTTGCCAATTCTAATTTACCTGGCTGTAACATAATTCTTACACCCATCCAGTTCAAACTAGCATTGTGATTGCTTTGTTTACTTTCATTGGCACTTTTAATGTTGGATATAAATTTTTTATAAATTTCTGGTCGCTCTAGATAACTTAAATGAGCACTAAACCCAATATCACTCACCTGCATTAATTTAGCATAGTACGCAGGTGTATGACTACCGTTTGTTGTAGTGTGTATTATATGAAATAAGTCGTCGTGTAGGTGCGTAACAAAATCTAAAAAGTCTGGATTAAAGGTAGGTTCTCCCCCAGTAAACACAAATTTCATTTTTTGATTTGCTCCCCAGAATCTACTTAGATTTCCCAATCCGTGTTTCAACGATCCGAGTGTCTTGTGCCCTTCGTAGTTGTTGTGGCTATCGGGAAAACAATACCAACAGTCATAGTTGCATCTACGCCCTAATTCCCAGATAACTAGTTTGTAGTCTTTAAACACTCCTGAAAATGTCATAGTAGGATCTTTAACTAGATCAACAGTAGTTAATCCGTCAAAATCTAAATTTTTAATTTTTTTTGGTGTAACAACACTGATGTCGTCGTAACTTTTAACCTTAGGACTTTGCATGTCGGTACCGCAAGCACACACATCTTTGTCGCATTTGATCCATGTGTACAATTCTTCTAGGCCGTCGATTCCTTCGTTGTAAATGCTGCCAAGAGCATCACCTACTTGGCACGTGCCTCTATAGACTATACCGTCGTGGTGTATATACAAAGAGCGCATGCCAGCCGAGCACCACCATCCCCGCCATCTGTTAAGGTTCAACGAATGTAAGTCTTCTACTGTGTGTGATGAAATCTCTTCTTTGTTTATAAAAAGTATCTTTTGTTCGTCGATCTTATTGTTCATTTTCGGCGTTCCTTACGGCTTCTAAAACTAGATACATTTCTGGAATTGTTTCATATGTATCTTCACCTCGTAATTTGTCTAATTGATCTGTAACTTTGACAAATCTTCGGGCACCCTCTAAGTTAAAAGGTTTCTTAAGTTCATGTATAATATGTGTCAACAAATGATCGATGTTGGTGTTATACTTTTCATTGTGATCCTTGGCCCATGTTTCTAATTTTCTCACAGTGGCTGCACGATAATCATCAGGCAAGATACTGACATGATAGTGTGGCGGATGCTCTAACAAATTAATAAAGAAATTGTTGTAATTGATAAAGTCAGTCTTGGGATGTTTGCGAACAACACCTATACTGATAAGATGCTCAACGATCTCTGGAAATCTTCCCACGTTCCATGCACCCACGGTGATACCCGGGCGTACGATGGCATTGTCTAAAGTCATTAACTCCATAAGATTGGATTCTACTTTGCTCCAAACTGTACCAGATCGTATGAGTTCTGCACGAGCACCAACTTCGTCGATACTGGGCCAAATTTCTAATTTACCCCATTTCCATTGACGCCAGTAGTCGAGTACATTTTTCTTGCCATAGGTCAGCACTGAGGCATTGGTGTTGTATGATATCTTAACATCAAATCTTTTCTTCTCAACCAACATTTCTAAAATTTGCCAATGTTCAGGCATGAGCAAGGGCTCGCCACCTGCAAAGTAAATGCGTTCAACGTGATCAACTTGATCCTTTAGGAAATCAAAATTTGTTTTATCATCTACCGAATCAATGTTCCATACTTTTTCTTGATCAGTAAGTCCTAGTTTTTTAGCATCCGGTACCCATGCTGAACTGTAACGTGGGCCGCAACTGCGGCATTTAAAATTACAAAGATTGCTGAAACGGAAATCCCAGTATTTTAATTCCATGGTAGTGCAGGTTCCATCTTCTAGAGTAATCTCTGGAATCTTTTCTACTACTTCTGGGAAGTCTCTGTTGTGATAAAAACGGCCACTTTCTCCGGTGACTCGTTCTCGATCAAAACATTTGCGACATATCTCTGGTTCCTTGCCTTCAATCATGTCTTTTCTTAACGATTTCATGTTGTCGCTGTTCCATATTTCTTCAATAGTTTGATGATTTAAATCGCCAGCAAAATAGTTGTGAACAGAGGTCAAACAGCAGGGTATAACTTTTCCGTTGGGTTCAAAATTCAAGTGCATCCAAGGTACTGCACAGATAGTTTGTTTTGTCATAGTGTATTATATATTAAAATCAAGGTGATTGCAACCGGTATCATGAATGCGCAGTCAAAAGAAAACCCGCCTGTGAGTCTAAGACATCAATGGGCGGGCTGTATTATTATTGTTTCTTGGCTGGCTCAGGTTTCTTTTCTACCACAGGCTTTTCAATCTTTGGCATTTCTTTGCTGGCTTTTTTGCATTCAATCTTGTCTGCATTGGCAGCATTTTTGCAGTTAATGCTAGCACTCTTTGGCTTACGAACTTCTTCTTTTTTACCAGGCTCACCACCGGCCTGTGCCAGTCCCAATGACAATCCCAATACTAACGCGGCTAATAGTTCCATGACAGTCTCCTTACTGATTAAATATTTATGTCCAAAGACTGTCACGTGCCTTGATTAAGCGAATCATCATGGCTTCGTCTTCGGCTGTATAGTCTGCTTCAATCTTCTGAAGCAGTTCGTGTGTGCGTGTGCTGAGTTCCTCCAGTTCAGGAGTCTTCTTGCTGCCAAACAGTCTACCATCGTTCAGTAGACGAGCCTTTTCGCAGTAGTCACTCCAGCCACTTGCATCATGTGGGTCTGGACGATTTGGATACACAGTGGTCCACCATAGATACAGATCTTTAATCTCTCTAGCACGAACAGCCTGGCTAGTGGGTTCGGCCTTGTGCTTTTCGCCTTCCTCTAACCATTCTTCATTGGTCAGTGTCATTGCCCAATCTAAGTGATCAAGACCTGCTTGTGAGCAACGCCATGTTCTCCACCGGAACCAACCACTGGCCCAGAATGGGGGATTGTATTTTGCACGGGCTTCCTTGTCACCCCAGGCGATGTGACTCCATGCAGTTTCTATCTCGACGAAATCTACCAACTCATTAAATAGGCATGGCAGGAACCGATTACCAACATCACGCCAATCACCAGGCTTGATATCACGAGCATGTGCGGTAAGACTGTGAGTGCGACTAACCCAACGATTATTGATGTAATACTTAACATTATAAATTTTATCCACTGGCCACCAGATAAAATTTTGAATTGCATCCAGGGCCTCTTCAGCAATCCAGTAACGAACAGGGTTGTAGCGTTTGGCTTCATCTTCCCATTCCGCCCATCCGTCCGCAGTTAAGGCACCTCGTTTAGGAGTACCTCGAACCCAATCTGCAAACTTAGTGCATGACCAATAGTTACTTCTCATTTTATTTTCTCATTAGTTTCATCATAGTACGAACGTGTACACGATCTTTTTCTTTTTCAATTTCAGGCAATTCATCATACGATTTATGTTGTGCCGCGTTATAGTCATCCTGGGGATTACGTTTCATCCATTCAATGTGAATGTACTCTGCGGCTTGTTCAAGATTGTTGGGAAACTTACTAACTGCCTCAGCGGCTGCTTGACCTGCGGCTAGATTTTCTTGTTGTGCTGTTGGGTGTAATTGATCAAAAGGCACATTGATATCTGCTTTTGGACCACCGTTTTTGCTTCGCATCCTGGGTTCATTTTGTTCGTTGGGCGGCAATGATCTACGCCATTCGTCATGTGCTGAACTAGCAAACTGTTCAATAGCACTTTCTGTTAACACAATATTGATGTATTCACGTATCATTTTCTATCGCCAAAAAGTTGTAACAGGTTAATAAACAAGTTGATAAAGTCCATGTATAAGGTTAGTGCGCCACGTACTTCTGCAACATCACTGGCTTCTACACTGAGTTCTTCACGGATCTTTTGTGTGTCATAAGCAGTTAGTCCAAGGAAGATGATAATTGCTAATGCTGAGATTACCATTTGCATAACTGTGCTGCCAATAAAGATATTAACAATACTGGCAATGACAATAGCAATCAATCCAACAAACATAAACTTGCCAAGACTATCGAGACTCTGTTTGGTAAAGTAGCCATAGCCACTCATCACAGCAAACAGTATGGCAGCACCCATAAATGCTGACACAATACTGCCCATAGTGAACACAGCAAAGATTGTGGCAAAACTCAGTCCCATCAATGCCGCAAATCCATGTAGGCATAACTGTGCAGTACTCTTGCTGGGATTATTGCCCAACACATAACTAACACCAAAGATTGCGGCCAGTGGTGCAAAAATCACAATCCACTTTAGCACACCTGTAAAAAAGAATGCCAACAACTCTGGGCTAGTGCCCACAAAATAACTGACAAACATTGACACAACCACAGCAAGACTCATGTGCCCATAAACACGGCCCATTGCTGAATTAATTTCTTCTGCCGAACGATAATTTATAATACCGCCGCCTGTATAATTTGCACCAAACATAATTTTCTCCTTTTAATATTTAACTACGATTTAAAATTGGTCTAAATCTTAATTCAAAACTTTCTTGATAGCACGAATGCTCTAGTCCAGTTTGTTGATTCTTATAGTGTATCCATGTATGATCATCGATATCAACTACATCTATAACTCTAAATTCTTCCCCGTCTGTTGTTCTCCATAACTGTCCTGATTCAATTTTCATACAACATTCCTTCAAAGTTTCTCTCCTACTTCGAATCCACGGAACCGTAGGAACCTTGGAAACCGCAAACTGTATGTTCCGTCTTGATTTTGGGTGACGGCATCTGCTCGCACTTCCACGATCTGACCAAGTAGGGAATCACGTGAACTCCAATAACTATCACGATCACTATCGCTAAAACCACTGCCCACATTGACCCGAATAGTTTTTCCGTCGTCGACTCCTTGGCACACAATCGCTCCAAGGCGTCCAACGTTTCTTCCTGTTCCTTCTTCAACATCCACTACCTCCAAACTTACTTCAATAAACGGTTTCAATTTGAGCCATGCTACACTACGTTTACATTCGTAACCGGCAAGAGGATCTTTAATCATAATGCCTTCATAACCACCTGCCACTGCCTGTGCGTTAATTTCTTTGTAACGCAACTGACCCTCATCTGTATCCAAATCAACCAGTTCATTAGCCAGGCAAGTGACATTAGGCAGCATTTCATTGTTCTGTTCTACCCAAGCCTGCACCATCTGACTGCGAACTGTTTGACTCTTGTCCCAGAATCCTTTTTCAAAGTCTTCGAGTGGACACATATCAAACAAATTCAAAATAGCATCGTTGGCTTTAACATCGCTTTTACGATGCACCTGCGTCATCAAGTCTTGGAAACTGCTGCTCATAATCTCACCGTCTAGCACCACAGCATAAGGCGGCGGGGTCTTTTTAACCACTGCACTGATCTGCTCAGTCACATGCGGAAAGTTTACAAGCTCTTTGCCATTGCGACTAAACATATCCACACGACCGTCACTGTGTACAATAGTGATAACCCTAACGCCATCCAATTTAACTTCGACAAGTTTCTTCCCAGCGACCTTGCTTTCATGGTTAGCACTATCGTGAGCAAGCTGACAACCAAAAACAGGAATAGCATAATCAGCATATTTCTTCTCCACAACCTTGTTAATTGTTTTTTCACTAACACCGCAACGCAGATCTTTGATCAGTATGCGTCGATACCATCCATTCCATTCAGCCTTGGTAGCACTGGCCATCATCTTAGCAACTGTGTCGCGAGCAAGGTTGCCTGTGAGTGAGCGATTAACAAAACCAGTAATAATGAGACTAAAACTATCCCAAGGTAAGCCAGCACCATCTTCATCTTTTTTCTCCGGGATCTGTTTCAATCCAAATGTGATCATAGGGTCTAGAGCAAGACGTGCGCCTTGAAAGAATTCATTATTGCCTTCTTGGGCAATGGCTTCGATGATTGCTTCTTTGTTTAAACGGCTTGGATGACTTTCCAATGACCAAATATGGCTAGCACAAACGCTCATAACAACTCCAATAATTAACTGTATAAGTGTATATTATAC